CGCCAATGCCAAGCATACCCAACAGCACTGTCATAAGGCTACCCATGTCAAACTCAGGCAATGGTGGTATTGCTGCACCAGAAAGTGTCACTACAAATATAATTAGTGGGCAGAGGATGAAGTGGTACAGTAAAGCAAATCCACAGATCCACCCCACGAAAGGTCGCCAGCCGCCCTTGAACAAGCTACCGGACGCCGCTTCAGCCTTGTTGATCTCCAACTGAGCAAGCAACGCCTGCTGGGCATGGGTATCGGACATGGTCGCTATCTCATGGGCCAGCTTGGCTTTCATGTCAGAGTCAGGGATTACCTTGTCTAAGATCCCCGATACAGGGCCAATTAAAGAAGCAATTAAACTCATTTCTTCTTTTTCGTCAACACTGTCTTTAATGTCTTAGCTTGCTTAGTGTGAAGCCTAGAGGCTTTTTTCAAACCTTTTATAACTCCCTTGATTTTCTTGTCAGACATTTCCTAACTCCCTTATGTCTACATTTCCTGAGATTGATATTCTTTCTCCGTCACTCTCATAAAACGGAAAGACTTGGTGGAGCATCTGCGAGGGGAACATGACCATGTAGCCTTCAGCTTCTTTCTCCATGTTGTACGCAAAGGTCGATACCCTGCCCATCGTATTGGTATAGCTAAACGCAAAGTTAGATATGTGGTTATCTGCATTTGACTCAGCGCATACAGGAAGTTTCTTCTGCTCTGCGTAGGACGTAGGTATCTGCATCCATATAACAAACGAGAACACTCCGCTGTGATCGTGAGGGGGATTAAACTCATGCTTCTTCTGGAAGTTTACCCAGAGGCTTTCTAAGTTGAACCCTTCACCTTCCTTCATAACGGCTCTCCAGGGAGCGCCATAGGACTCAATGTGGCTGTTAATAAACTCAGGAAGTATTGTATTTAGAAACTCCGCAAGTTGGGGCGAGTCAGCGTCCAGACGAATAGAGGAGCTAATGTTACCCGCAAGCTCGCCCTTCATGTTCTCTGGTTTTTTTCTAGCCTTCTTAATAGCCTTCCATATATCTTTTGTTACATCCTCGGGTAGCTTTGCCTCTACTACACCAATGTTTGGAAAACTCCTCGGTATTAATTCCATGTTCATCCCTGTTCTTTGTCATACGATATAGAAGTCTTTTTGCTGTCAGATTTAGCGGAATAGGCGTTGAAGCCCATAAACGCCGCAACAACTCCAGATGCCGCAATTACATATACACTAGCTATATCTGTAATAAGTGAGGCCGCTTTGTCAAATCCCAATACAGAAGCCAACAGAATAATGAACGGGTAGACTAACATTCCCATCAAAGCCAATCCTGTAAACCTGCGCTCTGCGTTGCGTTTTAAATCTTGGTCCGCAATTTCAAGTTTGCGATCCTCAAGTTCAAGTTTATTCCACATAGTTCGGAACTCTGCACGATCGATGGAGCCATTGGAATCAAGATCTGCTTTATCGAACTCTGTCATTTCTGTCTCCTAGCGTACTGGGCTGCAATGTGCCTATCTATAGTTATTATAACAACCTTTTCGTGTTTGTCATATACAACGTATTTTTTACCTCTTTGTATCATCACCACTTGCCTTGAGACTTCCCTACAAAATAAATCACAACACCCGCTATTCCAAGTCCGATGATAGTAATTACAGTTATAACTATACCGTTAATTAAATTGTCTATAAACTCTTGGCGTTCATACACCAGCGCCCTTTGCCGCTTTCTCTGTTCGGCCTCAATTTTTACAATTTCTTTCCAAGCCGAAGGCCCATACGTCCAAGATATATGGTTTTTTAATTCGGTTCTGTGTTGCTCTAATTTCTTTTTGGCAGACCAAATGTCGAGAGCCGTAGCCTCGGTATTGGAAAACAACTTATGATAAAGCGATGGCTTTTGTGACTTCTTCTCAAGGAAGTCTATGTCGCTTGAAGCCTTGGCAAACTGAGAGATAGCGCCAGTAAAGCTACTAATCTCCTTACCGACTTCAACGGCTTTCTTTATGCCTTTGTAGGCGCTAGTCGCCAAAGCGATTGCTGAAACAGGATCTAACATAACTTTAAGGGGCCCTTGGTGTTCTTAGTTATTCCCCGTTTTAAGTAGCGTTCCTCTGTTCTGACGCTTGCCGCTGAACGTCGATGCGTTCGCGATTAACATCACTACGCTCGTCTGCGATCTGCTCCTGAAGCTCTAGCCTAGCTGAATCAGTGACGGCACGTTGCTCAATCTTCATGCCTTCAAGTTCTAATTTAGCTTGATCAATCGCCAACTTATGCTGGGCTTCCATTTCTTTAATGGAAAGTTCCTGCATCCGAATGTCAACTAGAGGGTCTTTATCTTCCGCGTCTGCGCCTTTGTAGGTCATCAACGGTGCGATTTCTTTAAGAAGTTCAGCCTCGATCTGAGCAACCCGTGCCTCGATCTGATCAGGTTCGAACTGTGGAGGAGGCGGAGCCTGCTGCTGCTGTTGCTCCATCGCCATCTGTTGCGCACTTGCAGGGTCAATTGCCCCAGTTTGCACTAGAAGTTGAAGCTGTTGCTGTTGTTGTTGCTGCGACTGCTGCCCCTCGATAGCCTCTTCGTTTAGGGCCTTTAACTCTTCATCAACCATTTCACGCGCTTTCATGCTGACATGCTGGAAGATATGACTAAACAATACCGCCAATACAGCCGGTGCATCCTGGAGAACCGAGAACTCAAGCAACGCCAGGTGCGCTTGAATGTGAGCTTCATGGTCCTGTTGTGGAGCGGGCGCGGGCGATTGACCGTTAAGCATTGCACCGTTCTCTACCGCTGGGTCCTGTGGAGGAGGCGGTGGTGGGGGCGGTGGCAGGATCTCGTCAATGTTCTGCACCTCTAATGCTAAATACATCCGCCGATAGGCTGCATGTAAGTTATGCATTTGCGGGTTCGACTGGGCCAGTTGAAGTTGAGTCTGAGCCAGAGTCACACGCTGTGCCATCGAAAAGATGTTCGGATCAGAGACGGGGAGGACGTCGATCCGACCATCAAAGTCTTGCGTCTTAACCGCAGCAGGAGCGCCTGCAACCTCATAAGGATACTCAGGAGGTAGGTTTTCAGCGAAGATACGAGCTAGAAGCCTGAACTCAGACTTCTGCGCGTAGTGCAGGCGTTTGTGAATCGCGGACATAACCTTTGTCCCACGCTCTAGCATAGCAACCGTAGTTCCTACAGGCGTTTCTTGATTCATATCGGACATCTGCTGATCGGCTAATGCAGTGAACCTGCGCCCATCACTAACCAGCCCACCAAGCATTTGGGCCAGAGTAGCTGACGGCTCCTTGTACGGAAGCGGAACAATAGAGTCCTTAATGCTTCCTCCAGGGGCGTCGATGTCCCTCCACTCTCCAGGTTGTAGTGGCTCGTCAGAGTTGCGTACACGCACTCCACGGGCCTTAAAACCGGCAGGGAGGTTGGCTAGGGTTCCAGCGTCGATAAGCTGTCGTAGGATGCTGGTAGCGGCTCTCCCGAGACCGCCAATCATATGGATTAGACCAAAGCCGTAAAAGCCCAATCCTGGGGTAAACTTGTAGTGCACAAAGAACTGCCGTTTGCGCTGCAACGGATCTTCCATGTCATAGTTGCGACGAATAGAAAGTATGCGCCCAGAGCTCTGGTCAAGGGTAACGATGTAAGGAAGACGAATGCCAGTAGGCTCGCCCGTTGCCTCATCCATATCCTCAAAGCCTTCGATGTCCAGATCAGCATGCATCTCGAGGATGGTCATTACATCGTCGCTGTAGTTCTTGGATAAGCCCTGTAGTTCGTTGACCTTCTGCTCTACGGCATCTTCTTCGTTGTCGCTCGAAGCCTGCAACTCTACGTCACGGTAAACACCAGCAACCTGCATCTTACGGACTTCGTTCTCGTCCATACGCAACACATGTGTCACACGGTTAGCCGTCATTAAATCACTGGCAGAGTAAGGTACAACCAAGTCCTGCGCCGGAATAAACTTAGATACTGCCCGTTGTTTGGTAGGATCGAAGTATACCTTCTTGAACGTAGACCCGCTCAACGGGAGATAATACAGAAGCTGGTCCATATCTGGATCGTACTCTTCCATGATCTCCGTGATCTGGTAGTTCATAAAGTTCTGTACGCGCGTAGCCTGTGCCTCGCGCTCTGGGCTAGTTGCCCCCAATACGCCAGTCTTAACTGGGCCACCGGATGGCAGTAGCTCTTTATATGCCTGCGCTTGGAACTGAGTTACACTCTCCGCAACTAACGGGTGCGTAATACCAGAAGCACCTTGGAATGGTGTTGACCGGTCCTCAGTCTTAATACCTAGAAGATCTAGTCCGTTAACGTATGCATCTTCCCACTCGGATCGTGATTCTAGGTCCTCGTCGTATAAACCACGCAGTTCGCTAGATAGCTCCCCTAGAGTTCCGTCATCCAGAAACTCGGATAGGTTAGCATCAAACGGAATTAATTCTTCTTGCGAAGGTAGATCGCCCTGCCCAGCCATTAAAGCCTGAACAATCGCTCCGCCTTCTCCGTCCTCAATAACTTCAGCCCCATTCGGAAACTCCATCGGTACATCAATGGGTATTTCTACATCGGGGAGCCCTGCGGTGTCGGCTAGGTCTAAGCCTGGTGCGACCATGTTAGGTGGTAATGCCATCAATAATACTCCCGTTTACGGGGCCTCCATTCTAGTTCGTCTTCCTCTTCGCCGACTAGGGAGATGAACCCTCCCTGCCTAAAGCGCATAAGTGCTAACGTCATACTATCACAAAAGTCATCGTTCTCGCCATTAGGAAATGAAACTACTTCCTCAATAACTTCATCCGCAAACTTTTCATGCATTGGTGCCCACACCATACCAGCTTCGAACAACGGAGCAACCATGTGCATACGACTTACCTTATCAGTTCCTTTGCCTGGAGAAAAGCCCAATGCTGGAATACCTCGAAGACGGAGCTCATCAATCAAAGGTGTACCAGTAGCTTTGGCCTCCACCAGTACCATATCAGGTTCCCAATACTCATGCTCTTCATACGCAATTTCTTTCAACTCAGGGAAGTTCCAACGCCCACGGCGGGCATCCAACAGAACAACATTGTCTGGTCCTCCCTCAGAAGGTTTGAATATTCCCCACGTTGTAATAGCCGAGTAGTCGGCGCTTTGCTTTTTGGAGAACGCGGTGTCGTAAGACTGAATAATGTAACTGAGAGACGGTATCTTCTCCTTCTCCCAGTCCTGCCACCACTGCCTTTTGATGATTGCAGACTCAGAAGACGTCGGTTGTTGCTGCCACTGGGCATTCCACTTGCCTACCGGAAGGTCAGCTTTAATAGATAATAGGGCCGCTTTGTCCCAAAATTCAGGCCATAAGGGCTCATCTGACGGCATAATCGCTGGAAACTCTACAACTTCCCACTGGTCGGACATCACATCGTTGCCCTGCGCGGCCAGTAATCTGCCTGTCAAGTCTTTTTTACCCCACCTCGTCATAACAATTATGATCGATCCACCAGGCTGAAGACGCTGGCGGGGTCCAGAGGTGTACCATTCGTAGGCGTTGTCGAAAGCGTTCTCGCTTAACGCATCTTGCTCCGAATGAGGGTCGTCAATAACGAGTAAATCCGCACCACGGCCCGTGATTGCCGCGCCAACACCCGCAGCAAAGTACTCTGCGCCCTTGTCAGTGCCCCATTTACCCGCGCCTTTGTTATCTTCTTTAAGGTTTGTCTCAGGGAATATAGTCTTGTACTCAGGGTCATCGATTAAATCTCTCACTTTACGTCCAAACCTAACCGCAAGTTCGGTGTTGTGCGTGGCTTGGATTATTTTTAACTTTGGGTTTCTACCTAGAAACC